ATCGGCGTCAGGTCGCGCAAAGCCGACCGCAGGAACGACCGTTCAGGCAGGCGGACATTACGGGAATGCGCGCGCACCTGAACGTATCGCGGAGATTTCAGCGGACGTCCGAACGCTTGGCGAACCTGACGCAAAGAGGCTTTCACATTGACCGTCCCCGCAAAGCCATATTCATGCGCCTTGCCGTAGCGGACGTTCGTGTTTACCTCGCCGATTACCGCACCGCCCGAACTGGTTACCTGTTGATGTATCGACCGACGCAGATTGCCCGTCCGTACATTCAACACCTGCCCTGACAGACGGTTTTGCATAACCTCCCGCTGTAAACGCAACGCCGACCGACCGACAGACTGCACAATAGCCGTCTGAACTTTGTCGCCGTAGGAACGCAACACCGCCGCCAAAACATCGCCGCCGATAAATTCCATC